GAATTAGAGCGAGTGAATTACTTGTAAAATCTAAAGGCGGATTCTTAGATAAGGTTGCATTAGTTGATACAGACGGAAAAAGTTTGCCGACGATTAACTTAAATTTTATCAAGCCAGATAAGCAAGAATAACAAAACTTATATTAACGTCGTGATGACGCAAAGAAAAAAACATGAATGAATTATCTGTTGATTTCCCTGAGAAGCTACAGTTTTTATTCACACCAAAGCGATATAAAGTAGCGCATGGTGGTAGGGGATCGGGTAAGTCGTATAACTTTGCTCAAGCACTTGTATTACTAGCAACACAGAAACCATTGCGAATTTTATGTGCAAGGGAAGTGCAAAAAAGTATTAAGCAATCTGTACATTTGCTTTTAGCAGATCAGATTCAGCGACTTGGTTTAGGTACGTTCTTTGAGATTTTGGAAACTGAAATACGCGGTATCAATGGTTCGATGTTTATGTTTGCAGGTTTAGCACAGCATACTGTCGAATCGATAAAATCGATTGAAGGCGTAGATATATGTTGGGTTGAGGAAGGACAGACCGTATCAAAGAAATCGTGGGATATTTTAATCCCAACGATTCGTAAAAAAGGCAGTGAAATTTGGATTTCATTTAACCCTGATTTAGATACGGACGATACTTATGTTAGGTTTGTTTTAAATCCACCAGAAGATAGTTTTGTTTCTGATGTTAATTTTAGTGATAACCCGTACTTTCCTGAAGAATTAGAAAAAGAACGATTGCATTGCTTACGCACTAATCCAGAAGATTATGATTGGATTTGGGGCGGTAAATGTAGAGCAGCACTTAGCGGCGCAATTTACGCAAGTGAAGTTAATTCGGCGACGATTGAAAATAGAATCTGTAATGTACCTTACGACCCTATGCTTAAAGCGCATACGATTTGGGACTTAGGATTTAATGATGCGATGTCTATTTTGATTGTACAAAAACTACGCAGTGAAATTCGTATTATTGAAAGCATTGAAGAAAGTGGAAAAACACTTGATTACTATGCTGCTTTATTAAATAGCAAAGGATATAACTGGGGTTATGACTTTATTCCACACGACGGACGGAATAGGGATTTTAAAACAGGTAAAAGTACCGAAGAAATCCTTAAAGCATTTGGGCGAAAAGTAAAAATTACGCCACAAATAGGAATTGAACCAGGTATTAAAGCGGCACGAATGTTATTTAGGCAATGCTACTTTGATAAGAATAAGTCAGCAAGATTAGTTGAATGCTTAAAGCGTTATCGTCGGCAAGAGAATAATAGAACAGGTGAATTTGGTGCGCCAATTCATGATCAGTATTCACACAGCGCAGATGCGTTTAGATACTTAGGTGTGGTGGCAGAACAGCTAACAAACGAAGAAAGAAAACCAGTACAAGTAGCTCAAAGACGCGAAAATTATGACTACGGTGCGGGATATTGAGCCAGTTTTAAATTCAGTTCGTGCGTAGGCTGATACGCAATCGTTAGACCGCCATTATTACTATAGACCATAAGAAGGTTGATGTAATCACGATTAGGTTTCGATAAGAAACTGGAGTGCAAAGCCAGAGTTCAGCACTGGCAACTGTTTTTAAAAAAAATACTGTTGAGATAACAGCAAGTACACTGATTTAACGCACCGCTGTGATAGTGGTGCAATCCTACAAACAGGAAAGGTAACGTGGCAGACGACGATTCTAAAATTGATAGACTTGAACGATTCGGTAAGGCACTTTTGTCAAAAAAACAAAAGGCTGTTTCGCATCGCAAAAAATCTGGCATTGAAGATGCGTGGCAGTCTGACATCGAGTATTTTGAAGGCATTGATGATGCTAACCGTGGTGAAAAAGGCACACCAACGCTAAACAAAGAATCTATTGAAAGACGCGGGTTCTCTCCAAAAGGTAAGCGTAATGGCTCTACCATCTTTTTAAATATCACAAAACAATATGTTTCTGTTGCTGCTGATAGCCTAGCAGATATGTTATTGCCTGTTGATGAATCAAATTATGAAGTTAGACCGACACCAAAGCCTTCGACAATGGAACTGCTAAAAGCAAAGCCTGTTCAGGTTGGCATTGTTGAATATAAAGGTCAGCAAATGCCAGTTGAATCATTTGAGGATTTAATTAAGCAAGAAGCTAAAAAGAAAGCAGAAAAAGCTCAAAAACAAATTGAAGATTGGCTGGTTGAATCTCATTGGCATCGTGAAGTACGACAAGTAATTAAAGATGCCGCTAAAATTGGCGTAGGTGTAATGAAAGGCTGCTATCCAGTTACTGAAAAGAAAAAATCTTTTCATCAAATGGGCAGCAATGTAGATGCTATAGCACTAAGCGTTGAGATTAAACCAGAATCAAAACGTATTGATCCTAGAAATCTATTCCCTGATCCTGCGTGCAAAGAAAATATCCATAATGGTTCTTATGTTTGGGAGCGTGATTATATTACTGCCAAACAATTGCGTGGATTGCGTGACGACCCTGGTTATATAAAATCACAAATTGAAAAAATCTTAGAAGAAAAAGATGATTTTTTCACTGAAAGCAAAAAGAAAAATCAAGATAGTTATGAAATTTGGTTTTACTACGGTGAAGCAAATAGCGAAGATTTAAAAGCGTGTGATGTTGAAATTGATGATGAATCAAAATCGTATAATGTAATTGTTGTAATGGTAGGTGAGAAGGTAATTAAAGCGGCTATCAATCCACTTGAAAGCGGTGAGTTTCCTTTTGATGTAATGACTTGGCAACCAATGGATGATACATGGACAGGTATTGGTGTATCACGCCAAGTTCGTGAACCGCAACGCATTATCAATGCAGCAACGCGAAACTTACTTGATAATGCGGGTAAAGGTGGCAGACCTACCATGTTAATTGCTGATGGTGTTGAAGCAGCAGACGGCGGAACAATTGAAGTTGGCAACGGTTCATTGTTACGAATATCTCCTGATTCTTCAATTCAAGATGCACGCGGCGCAATTTCATCTGTCATTATCCCTATTATTACACAAGATTTAATGGCTATTATCCAGTTCGCCTTAAAAATGGCGGAGGATATAACGGGATTGCCAATGATGCTGCAAGGTCAACAAGGTAGTGCGCCTGATACAGTAGGCGGCATGACAATGTTGCAAAATAACGCAGGGACAGTTAGACGAAATATCGCTCGTAATTTTGATGATATGATTACCGTTCCCCATATTTCACGTTATTACGAATGGCTTATGCTATTTGGAAAAGAAGAATGCAAGGGTGATTTTAATATCGAGGCGCGAGGATCATCTGTATTATTTGAACGTGACGCTCAAAGCCAAGCATTATTGCAAATGGGGCAAATGGTAATGAATCCCGTTTTTCAAATAAATCCATCTAAATGGTTTGAAGAAGCGTGCAAAGCACACCGCATTGATCCGAAGCGCATTAAATTTACCGACGAAGAAATCAAACAACAACAAGCGCAAGCAGCGCAACAAGGTCAACCACAAGACCCGAAAGTGGCTGCACAACTTCAAATCGCACAAATGAAAGCGCAAAGCGATATGCAAGTTAATCAAGCAAAAGCCGCTGCTGAAATGGATAAAGCGAAGTTCATGCAGTCAACGGATATGGCAGAACTTGAAGTGAAAGAGAGTTTATCAGTAATGGAGTTCAAGTTTAAAGCAGAACAAGCAAGACTTGAACGTGAACACTTAATGGCGTTAAAGATGATTGAACGTGATTTAAAAATCATGGAATTGTCGCAGCAATCACAAATTAGCGTAGCGCAAATTAAAGCGCAACTAGCACAGACTTCACAGAAATTGAATGTGCAAACAACGCTTTCTAAACAACCCAGTGCGAGTGAAGCGACTAAGCAGGTGGTGAGTCCGCCTACTGAGCCTTATGGAAAAGCGGAAACTGGCAGGGCGTTTGAAAAATGATAAGTTTTAGTCGTATATGGGCGATGCCAAACAAGAATACTTTTAGCATAAAGCCGATTAGAGAACTAATACAATCAAACATGGATATAAACCATAAGTGGATAGACCCAT